AAGCAGTGCTCGGCGTCGACGCCCGCCCCTTCGGCAACGACATGGACGGCACCGAGTGTCACGGTCTCCAGTGAGGACTCGTCGGTCTGGACGCATGACGACGAGCGCATCAAGAAGGACTCGGCCGGCCCTAACGGAACTATTGACGGATACACGGTTAACGCCAACCCCGCCTGCTTCGGCTATATTTCTACAACCGCCGAGGAGAGGTACTACAGCCTCCGAGGAGTCGGGGACGACATTCAGTCCAAGGCGGCTCTCAAGAGTCAGCAGACGATCTTTTCCGGATATCAGACGACACAGGGTCCAAACCAGGTGGACGCCGTCCGGGACGACAGCGGGACCTTGCCGGGCTATGAGGAGACCTTCTCCGTGACCGTCAACTTCTCGGACGCACCCAATACGCCCATGGATGGATATCGCTTCGACAGGCGAGTGGGAGAGAAGGGGTTCGCGCTCGAGGTCATGCTGCTGTGCCCCCAGGGCTCCCTCATCGGGCTGGATCAGTGGCACACGATTCTGGGAGGCATCCGGCTCCAGGGAATCGACGCCGGAGCCATGTAATCGGCCGGCGCGGCCCGCAGAAGAGCGGGACGACTGGTGCGGTCCTGTACTCAGCTCTGCACTCACTGGCCCCGGGGGGGGCCGGGGCGCCCGGCGCCCCCCCCCCCCCCCCGCCCCCCCCCCCCCCCCGCCGCCCTCCGCAAGAACCAAGCCGCCCGCGCCGCCGAAGCGGCCGAGAAGGAAGCAAAGGAGGACCCCAGTGGCGAAAGCGAAACTCACCCTGTACCGGCGCCGAATACTCCGCGAGCTGCGGCGCCAAACGGTGCCGGCCCGAAAGAAAATCGCCCAGGAGATAGCCAGCCAAGCTAAAGCCATTGCTCCCGTTCTCACCGGCGACTACCGTGACGGCATCGGCACCAACGTTCGGGGCACCATGGTGCGGGTTGTCGACAATGACGAAACCGCAATCCACAAGGAATACGGCACAGCCGACACCCCCGCCCACGCCGTCCTCACCGGCACCGCCATGCGATTCGGCCGCTACCGAGGCATGAGGCCCCGATGAGCGCCATAATCCCCACCGCCTACATCCCCGGAGAGGTACGCAAACATCTGCTGGCTGACGCCGAATTCGTTCGCCTGCTACGCGGTGGTGCCGTCACCTGCCGGGAGGTCCCCGACCCTCTTACCAAACCCCATGTCACAGTCAAAGCCGTGGGGCACCAGGGCGGCGACCCCAGGTTGCACCGGGTACTCATCCAAATCACCCCCTGGGTGCCCCGACCCGACGTTTCCCGCATCCCCGAAGACCCCGACATCACCGCGTGGAACCTCGCCACCCGCGCCGGGGAGCTAATGGCCAGGGCAAAAAACATCATCGTTGATGACACCCACGCCTGGTCGGCTCACTGGGTGGACGGCCCCATCCAGCTAGAGGACAAAAACCGGGGCCTTGACCGAATCATCTATTACGCGCCCATTCGCATTGGTGTTCACCTACGCAGGCGCACAATCTAACAAAGGAGTGAATCACATGTCTGATTTTGCTGATTCCAAAAAAGCCCACGTGTGGCTGGACGGCGATGCCTTCCGCGCCCCCGTAGGCACCGCCATGCCCACCGACCCGTTTGCCGCTACCCTCACCGGATGGGACCCCTACGGCGGCATCGAGGCAGGCATCGAAGTGACCGCCGAGCAGCAGGTCACCAAGAAGAAGATCTGGAACAAGCGCAATGCCATCTACAAGATCATCCGCGATGCGCTAGAGAGCGGCATGAAGTTCCGTGCCGTCGACAACTCGAAGGCCGCCTTGCTGACCCGCCTGCAGGGCGGCAAGATCACTAAGAAGGGTGATCTCTATGTCGCCGAGCTTGGGCTTGGTGAAGAATTTGCCTTCTTCTGCCGGTTCGACGACGGCGTTTCTAAGATGGCATTCTACTGCCCCCGCGTGACGCTGGCGTCGCCGGCGAAGCGCGCCACCCTCGACGACCAGAACCTGGACGGCTGGGAGTTCGACAACAGCTTCCTTGAAGGCTACGAGGAAGTCCTCCCCGAGCTGCCCGCAGGTATTACCGTGCCCTGATGGTGGATACTTCATGCCCATTTTGCGCAATCATCATGGGGGAGGGGTGGGCGCGAGAAGTCTGCCGCGACGACCATGCCGTGGCGTTTTTCCCACTTCGGCCCGCGGCTCTTGGCCACACCCTGGTGGTTCCCCGCCGGCACATACCTGATATTTGGGAGCTGCCAGAAGCTGCCGTCGCGCACCTCTCTCGCGCTGCTTTGCGGGTTGCCGCGGCGTTACGTGCGGCTGTCGCCCCGGATGGGCTGAACATCATCCAGTCCAGCGGGGCGGCGGCAACCCAAACCGTGCCTCACCTGCATGTGCATTTGGTGCCGCGCTGGGCAGCAGATGCCATGGGCCCTATTTGGCCGGCTCATCCCCCCAGCTACCCTCCGCAGGTGCTCGACAACCTCCGTGACAAGCTTGCTGGCCTCATATAGGGGCGTCTGGGTGCTGGCCCGCGTCCGAACATTTATTCCTTCCAAACACTAGGAGAAAACAAACCTTATGGAAAAAATCGACCTTTTCGAGCGCGCTCTCGCTATTGGGGGCGGCGACCCCGTACCCGTTACCCTGCTCGGCGTTGATCTGTCGTTGCGCCGAGATTTCACCGGCCAGGAAGCTCACGACATTGTTCGGGCACTGTTTGACCATGCTGACGAAGCAGTACATGACCAAGCTACCCGCGTTGTCGCCCTGGTGTCTGACTCCCCCAAGGAAGACCAGGTGGCCTTCGTCGACCAGCTCATGACCCTGAGTCTCGCCGAGGTCATGCGGGTGTTTGATGTCATCGGTGAGATCTGCGGCTACCGGGATGCCGATGGCAATTTTTTTCCTACATCCTCCAGCTAATCAGCCCCCAGGAGTTCGCTAGGCGGCTGGTCGGGTTCCAATCCAAATACCACCTGAACTACCGCCAGGCGCTGTCGGAAATGTGGTGGGTTGACCTGGCAATACTGGCCGATGGGTTGGATGAGTGGACCCCTACTGATGAAAACATCGCCCGCCTGGTGGATAGGGAAGACTACTGGCTGAATTCCGAATACCGGTCGTGGATCACCGACCCTGACGACCCCGAAGTGCAGGCGGAAAAAACCCGCCAGAAACTACTAGGTGTGAAGCCCCCGGAGCAGCCGCAGCTGTGGCCTGTCGCGGTTCGCCCACCTGCGCTGCAGCAGCAACTGGTGCGGGCGGCCACCCAGGCGGCGGAGAAGACGGCTAAACCGGCAAGAAAGAAGATCACCATCACGGAGTTTCTGCGCATGCGCGGCAACTAGATCGTTAATTAAGAGGAGGGCATAATGGCTGGCGGCAAAATTGATATTCTGGTTGAGCCGAACACCAAAGGATTCAACCGCGCCCTGGAATCCAGCCTAGGCAGCGCCCTGGGTATTGCAGGGAAACTCGGCGCAGGCATCGGCGTCGCCCTCGGACTTGGCAGCGTCGCCAGCGACATCGTTTCTGTCGGCACCGAATACCAGAGCCAACTGAACACCATGGCGGCGGTGAGCCAGGCGACCGCGGGACAGATGGATGCTGTGCGCGCCAAGGCTAGGGAACTCGGCAACGACATTAGCCTCACTGGTACGTCGGCGTCTGATGCCGCAGCGGCCATGACCGAGCTCGCCAAAAACGGTCTAACCGTCGCCCAATCCATGGAAGCCTCCAAGGGGACGCTACAGCTGGCTGCCGCCGCCCAGATTGATGCCGCCCAGGCCGCCACCATCCAGGGGCAAGCGTTGCAGGCGTTCGGTTTGGGCGCCCAAGAAGCCGGCCGGGTATCCGACATTCTCGCCGGCTCGGCGAACGCTAGTGCCGCGGAGATCACCGACGTGGCCCAGGCCCTTCAGCAGGCCGGCACGGTGTCGCACGCTTTCGGTGTGAGTATCGACGACACGTCGACCGCAATCAGTATGTTCGCCAACGCCGGCATCACCGGCTCCGACGCCGGCACCCTGCTGAAAACTTCCCTACTGGCGCTCACTGATCAAGGCAAACCCGCGCAAAATGCCATCCACGACCTGGGCCTAACCGTCTACGACGCCCAAGGCAAATTCGTGGGGCTGCCGTCCCTGATCGGCCAGCTGAACGCCGCGTCAAACCGCATGACGGAGGAGCAATACCAGGCGGCGACTGCCACCCTGTTTGGCTCCGATGCCATGCGTTTCGCATCCATAGCTGCTGGTAAAACCACCGAGGATTTTAATGCTCTCAAAGAGGCAGTTACCCGGCAGGGGCAGGCCGCCGAGGTAGCCGCCGCCCAAACCAAAGGCCTACCAGGTGCCCTGGAACGCCTCGCCAACGCCAAAGAAGACCTCACCCTCGGCCTATTTGAGGCCCTCCAAGACGATTTGGTAGCAGCCGCCGACGCCGGTACTGCCGCCCTCGGCAAAATCGGCCCCGCCGCCGAATCAGGCATCCACCTCGCGTCCAGCGCCGTGCACGGGCTCGTTACCGCCCTCACTCCCGTAGCCGGCCTTGCATCCACACTCGCCAACGACTTCACCGGGCCCTTGCTCGGCATCGCAGCAGTCATGGCCCTGAAAAACTGGACAGACTTTCCTACGAAAATCCAGCAAGCCACCCAGTCGATGGCCACGATGAAGCAAGGCGTTGCTGACCTGCAAGAATACTACCGAAAAGGCCACAAGGCGATCAGCGCCTTCGACGCGAAAACCCAATATATGATTACATCATCCAACGGGTTGACGCAGGCCCTGGGCAGGTCGCGGGAGGCATTCAGCTCTGGGTCGGAAGCTATGCAAATCGCAGCCAAGCGCTACTTCTACGCCGGTAATACCATTGCCTCCAATGCTGCGAAAATCGGCAACGCTGCCGCGGGCGCTGCTAAAGGCGGCCTATCCCTCATGAAGTCCGCCGCGGGCGGCCTAGTAGACGCTTTGGGCGGACCATGGGCTGTTGGCATCATGGTCGCAGGCGCGGTCATCGGCGGGTTCGTCGAGGCCAACCATGCCGCCACCGAAGCCCAGCGCAAGCTAGCGTCGGCGACAAAAGCAACCCAGGCCGCCCAAAACGACTTGGCCAAAGCGGTTTCCGGCACCACCGGCGCCCTAACCGAACAGGCGAAAAAAGCGGCAGAACAACTCGCCGACGCCAGCTTGACCCAGCTCACTGCCATCGGCAAAGCCCGAGAGGGATTCATCTCTCATGCGGACCCTACTCGCGCATCCTCCGAGTGGAACAGCCTTTCCCTGAAGGAGCAGCAGGAAGCGACGCGCAGCGCATCTGAAATATCAGACGCCTACGAAGTGCTGAAAGCTAAGCTCACCGCTACTGGCCTGAGCATGGAGAATCTTAACGGCATTGTTGCCGAGGGCGGCGACGACTATAAGAAACTCGTTTCCGAGCTGCGTGCTGCTGGTGAGGAAGGCGAGCGTGCTGCGGGCTACCTGGAGAAATCGCGGAAGCAGATCGAAGACACGATAGCTGCTGCGCGCCGGGTTGACCCTGCTGCCGCCCAGGCGGCCAAGGGAATTGATGTTCTGGCGGATTCGTCGGCCAACGCCAACGATAAGCTGAACGCCCTGGAGTCGATCATGCAGGCCATGGGCCTGGCGCCTATGGCGGCAGAAGAAGCCATGGCTTCCGCAGCTCAGGCTGTGGATGACATGGTGAAATCCGCCGAGACTGCGAACCACCCGGTAGAGGAACTGGGCGCAAACCTGGGTGACTTGGCAACCGGCAAGCTAGATATGACGAATGCTTCCGCTAGGGAGCTGAGTAAGAAGCTCTCGGCGATGCGGCAGGAGCTGGAAAAGGTCGCCACCGCGGGCGGTAACACTAATGATGCGTACAAGCAGATGCAGGGTTCCTTTGCCACTATCGGCCAGGAGTTCGGCCTGACCGCGGAGCAGGTCCAGCACCTAGCCGACACATATGGCGTGCTGCCCAAAGAGATCACCACCCTGGTTGGTGTCAATAGCGAAGGCGCTAAGAAGGAGTTGGCCACGGTGTGGTCCCAGCTCTACCCGTTGAAGGCCGGCACTAGTATTGAGGTCAAGGCTGTGGGTGACCAGGCCATGGGTGTGCTCAAAGACTTGGGTGTCAAGGCGGAAAAGCTGCCTGATGGCATCAACATGAAGCTGACCGCCACCGACGCTGACGCTGTGGCCAAGCTCGGGGAAGTGGCAGCAAAAGCCGACGCTATCGGCGACAAACCAGTCGACGTGAAACTACTGCTGGACGACACAAAGTTCACGACCAACGTGGCAGCCGCCAAAAACCTGGTCGACGATCTGGCGATCCAGAAGCCTTCCCCCCAAGCGCAGCTCATCATTGATGATTTCCTCAAGACTGGGGAGATTGCCAAGGGCGACCTGTACTACCTGACCGGCCTATCGGCCCGCCCCCAGGCTGAACTGAACAAAGATTTGTTCGATGCCGGATTCAACACTACCAAGGAGCAGCTGGATTCGCTCACCCGCACCACAGCGATGCCAACCGTCGATGCGAACACCGCGCCCGCGCACAACAAGATTCGTGATCTCTGGAACGCGCTAGTTTCGCTGACAGCCATGGGGCCAGTCAGCGTTATGGGCATAGCGGCGAAAGCCACCGGGCTTTCAGGAAAAGCAGCTGGTGGCCGCCTACCAACAACCGGCCCCGGCACCGACACCACCGATGGCATCCTGGCGGTCAACGCCCAAGGTGCTCCGGTGGCGTGGGTGGATGCCGGCGAGTGGGTCATTAACCGGCGCTCGGCTGACCAATACAACCACACTCTGCGCCACCTGAACCAGGGTGATGGGCCAGGCGCCCTGGCTGCCCTCTATAACGAGTTGCCCCGCCACGCTACGGGTGGGCGGGTGCAGAAGGTTAAGACTGATTTGGCCCCGCTGGATGGCACCCCCTACATTCTGGGCGGGTTTTCCCTGGCTGGTGTGGATTGTTCCGGCGCTGTGAGCGCCGCGGTGAATTCTTGGGAGGGCGCCCCGATCTTCCAGTCCCGCATGAGCACCGCCACGGAAGGCCCATGGCTTGCCGCGCACGGTGCCCTGCCTGGCCGCGGCAACCCCACCGATTTCCAGATTGGCTGGTGGGATAACGGTGGCGGCGCCAACGGGCACACCGCCCTTAAACTTCCCGACGGTACCTACATCGAATCCGGCGGTAACACCGGTGGTGGTCTCACTATCGGGCGGGGAGCCGGCCCCCTCGACGGGCGGGGGTTCACCAACTGGGCGCATTTTTCCGGCAGTGCTGCTGACCTTAACCTCCCAGCCCTAGAGCTGGCGTTTAGCAGCCTCACCGGTGGCGGCACCAGCGTGAGCTGGGGCGAAGCCCAATCCCTCCATGACCTGGCCATCAAATACTTAGGCGCAAAGGTCTACGACCAGGGCGGCATCCTGCCCCACGGCGGCGTAGCAGTCAACCTTTCTGGGCGACCCGAGATGGTGCTGCCCCCGACGCTAAGCCAGGCGGCCCGTAGTGGGCAGCTGCAGGCCACGTCCCCGGAGCTAGCTCGCGCCGTCGACAAGCTCACCGCAGCATTGTCGTCGGCGACCGCGGCATTCGTCAAAGCCGCGAAAGAACTGGACAAACCAGTGCGCGCAGGGTCGAAGGAACTGGCAGCCTGGGGTGGCGGCTTCCTCGGCAAAAGCCAGGTCGTCATCGACGCCGAAAAAGGCCTTGTGGATACCCGTAAGGCCATTGCTGACGAGTCCAAAGACATCGCCGACGCCGAGAAGGAACTGGCCAAAGCCCGTAAGGATTTGTCGAAAACCGAGCGAGACAACGCCGACAAGCTCATCGACGCTCAGGACCGGCTGCGGAAAGCTCGTGGCAAAGATAGGGCCAGCGCTGAAGACATCGCCGACGCCGAACGCAACCTCGCCAAAGTACGGGAAGACGCCCCGGAGAAATCCCAAGAGGCTGCCGAGAAGATCGCCCAGCAAGAAGAGAAGCTGGTTGAGGCCAGGAAGAAAGCCGCCGACTCCGCGAAGCGACTAGAGGCCGCCGAGCGCACAGTCACCGCAGCCTACTACCAAGCCCTAGCCGACCTCATTGACGGCGTGAGCGGGCACCTAGCTTCCGCCGCGGGGCACTTCGGTGAATTCTTCGACACCCTCGGCAAAGCCGCCGAGATCGCCGACGCCGAGCGGAAGGCCATAGGGGAGCTGCAACAATCGCAGATCCGCAACGGTTTAGCGCTACAAAAATCTCTGCTGGACCTGCAAACTGCGGAATGGGACGTACACACTGCCCGTGCGCAGGGCGCCATCTCGGTGGCCCAGGCGGAGAAACAGTTAGCGGAAACCCGCAAGCAACAGGCGCTGTTAGGGTCAACCGGCATTGAGGCCATGGGCGCCGCCCTCGACCGTTTCCGCACCACGGGCGTGTTCTCGATCGGCCAGGTTGCCGACTCTGTTGTCGCTCAAACCGCAGCGGTGAAGGCCGCGGAGTGGGCAGTTGCCGAGGCCCGCGCCCAGGCGGCTGCCGACCAGCACGCCGCCACCCAGAAACAGGCCCTAGCCCAGCTAGATGTCGCTGATGCCACCCTGACCCAGGCGAACACCGCAGAGATGCTGAGGATCAAAACCGAGGCGCTCACGCAGCAAACCGCCCAGCTGTACGGGTTAACCCCCGCGGCAGCCCAGGGCGCTAGCGCTGGCTTTAGCGGCATTGGGAAACTTCTCGGTGGCCTAGGTAAGATCGCTGCTGGCATTGCCGGGGGCGCCGCAGGCTTCGCGGCTGGCGGCCCCCTGGGCGCTATCCCCGGTGCCACCATTGCCCTCGGCGGCCTAGGCGACCTGGTGCGCGGAGCCTTCGACCTCTTCAACAACAAAGCTTCCGTGAAGGAAGCCTGGAAAGGCATGGGCCTAGCCCAGAAAGCTGGGGTCGTTTTGGGCGGCCTGGGCGGCGGG